GCTTGCCTTATGAGTGCAACAGCAGCAACTTCAGCATCGGCTTCAGCACGCTTGATTGACTCCCAGAACTCCCGATATTCTTTGCGAGCGCCTTCTTTTTGTCCTTCTTCTAACCAGCGATAGTAGGTTGTTTCACCTATTCCTGCCATTTCTGCGGATACTTTAGCGTAGTTTCCTGCGCGAATAGCAAGGCAAATCTTATCTACTATGTCTTGCGTTATTTTCAACTTACGCGCCATTAGTGATTTCCTTCCAATAGGAAGGGCGATTGTTCCATAGTTTAGTCTTAATCTTCTTATATCCGTAACGCTTTAGCGTGTTGGCGAATACTTTGCTTGTTATTTTTCCGTTTGCAGGCGCACCATTTACAGAATAACTTAGAAAGTGTCCTATGGCTTGTGCTGTAAACGCATTTGCAATTAGCCAAGATTTAGGCTTTATCGCCGCGATTATGCTTTCCAGATGAGTAATAGGCTCAGGAAAGTGCTCGAAATACTCTGAAGCAAATACTAAATCCGCTTGTTCTGAAATGTAAGAAACATCAGGCACAAGAGTAAAGTCGTACATCTCAGCCATACGGCTTGCGACTCTATACTGCAAGGTGTCAGGCAGGTTTGTGCCATAAACTCTTGCGTTAGGAAAGAGTTGCTTTAGGCTTGCAGTCGTATAACCAAAGCCACAACCTACATCTACTATCACGCTTGGATTTATGTCTCCAAGAACGCCTAAAGGTAGTAATGAAGTCGCCTTTTCCATCTCTTTCAGGTATCTGCGTGAGTAAACTACCCAACAAGCCCATAATTCGGCTAAATAGTAGTCGGTTTCATATACAGAATAGTCTGGAACACCTGCGGCAAGTGATTCATACCAGCGAGTTTCTAACATCTGTCCGTGCATAAGGCTATTGCGAGCATCGTGATTTCCGCCAAGATACTTGATAGTTTGTTTGGCAATTTCTTTTAGTTGCTCGGTGTTTTGTATGCCCTCGCTTACAAGTATTTGTTGAAATTGTAGTAAAGATAACTCAGGCGATTGGTTTAGCAGGCTACTTCTTGATTTCATCGTTGCTCTCCCTTAGCAGGGAACGCACTCTTTCGCTCTTTATCTCATCTTTTACCTGTACCAATTTTAGGTCATAGGTATTTGATTCAATCGCTTCCCAGTCAATATCATCTCGCCTTATCAACGGAGTGTCAAACTTTTGCCACGCATTATGAACAACGTGCTGTGGTCTATCAAATCTTCTTTTTACCTGAACTGCATAAGGCCAAGCGCGTTCAAGTGTTCTTGCCATTTCTAGACGACCATCACCTTTGTAAAGTTCGTCTGCGTTGCCGCCTTTCATAGTCATTGTAGCAACTTTATGTTGGCAAAGCGCGTTGAACGCTACTGTGCATAAGCCGTCTGCAAGAACTTGTAGGCATAAGTCTGTGTCTTCGTTGTATCTTCCCCGCCATCTTTGCGGTATTTCATTCAGTATGAGCAGGCAAGAATAAATGTGCGTGTTCAAATAGAAGGGTGGAAGTTTTGTGCTAGTTGAGTTAGCACCTAATCCCACAAAAGTTGTGTAATTCATTCCAGCGATAGCCACATTTGTGTAACGCTCGGAAAAGTCTTCTATAATCTTGAACGCGGCACCAGCGGCGGTGCGAATTCTTTTGCCTCTAAAGTAACGGTAGATGTTATAGATATTGTCATCTAAAATCCAATGACGCTTATGTCCTGCTTCTTTAGCGTGTTCCCATACCCAGTTACGGGCAGGAATACTACCTAAGCCTAAGTTGCTAAAAGGTAAGATTAGTAGTTTTTCGCGGTCATAATACTTTGCGTATTCTTCTTCTTCCTGCGGTTCGATAACAAGATGAAAAGGCACACCATCACGAATAAGAAAATTAGCGGTAAGCCCAACATCTGCTCGCCCTTTACTAATTACATAGACAGGAAACTGAGGCAACAAACTCATACTATCCCTCGAACGCTACTGAGGAAATATCGTCCATAGGTCTGTCGGGAAACCACACAGATTTAGTTTTGTCTGTGAAACTGTAACCAAGTATCTCTGCAAACTTTTTTCTATCTTCTTCGCAGGTGAAACTTACTTTAAGTTGCTTGTAAGGTCCGTTTTGTATTTCAAACTCTCGCATACCTAACCATTCAGCCGCTTCATTTTTATCTTTTATCTCAGCAGTTGGTCTGGTAATCATAAGCAAAGTTGCTAATTGTCCTTCATCAAATCCTGTGCCTGTCAGTCCTATTGTGCTATCTCCCATTACTTCTTTTAGTAATTCGGTAAGCATTCTGTCATTGACTATTGCAAGATTGTTGATTTCATTATCGCCTGTAAGTAATTTGATAGCGCGTGGGTCATCTGGACTAATATCCATTTTGATAACAGGTACTTCTTCTAGACCCATACGAGTAGCGGCTTCTGTTACGCCGTGTCCTGCTAAAATTGTATTGTCATTCGCAACAACTATGTTTCGGTAGAAGCCGTGTGTTTCTATTGACTTCATTATGTGCCGCAGTTGTATTTCTGGGTGTTGCTGGTAGTTTCTTGGGTGAGGTTTCAACTCACTTATTTTTGTCATTACCGCAACAAATTGTTCTTTTGCCTTCTCTGTCATTTTGCTCCCCTAGATTATTTCTTTGAAATAAGCAACTGTTCTTTGTAATCCTTCATCTAAGAATACTCGCGGAGACCATTCCAGTTGTTCTTGCGCATAAGTAATATCAGGCTTGCGTTGTCGTGGGTCATCTTGTGGTAACGCTTGAAAAACTATGTTTGAATCGCTGTCTGTGTATTTGATAACCATAGCGGCTAATTCAAGCATTGAAAACTCAATAGGATTTCCAAGATTCATAGGACCAACAATGTGTTTAGGAGTTTCCATCAAGCCAATTAGCGCACGCACTAAATCATCTACATAACAAAAACTGCGGCTTTGAGAACCATCACCATAAATTGTAATGTCGTGTCCTTGTAACGCTTGCACAATAAAGTTACTAATAACGCGCCCGTCGTTTTTATCCATTCGTGGACCGTATGTGTTGAATATACGAGCGACTTTGATTTGTAAATCATATTGACGCCAGTAATCAAAAAATAATGTTTCTGCGACTCTTTTACCTTCGTCATAACAAGCGCGAATGCCTATTGGATTTACTTTGCCCCAGTAAGTTTCTGGTTGTGGGTGAATCTCTGGGTCGCCATAGACTTCCGATGTAGATGCTTGCAGAATCTTTGCGCCTGTACGCTTTGCTAATCCCAACATATTTATAGCGCCGTGTACGCTTGTTTTAGTTGTTTGCGTAGGATTTCTTTGATAATGAACAGGTGACGCAGGACACGCTAAATTGTAAATCTCATCTACTTCCACATATAAAGGAAAAGTTACATCGTGCAACATAAACTCAAAGTTTGGATTGTTGCGAAAAGATTCTATGTTTTTCTTTTTGCCCGTATATAAATTATCAACGACAATAACTTCGTTGCCTTCATCTAATAATCTTTGCGTTAGATGAGAACCTAGAAAACCTGCTCCGCCTGTAACAAGTATGCGCTTCACTTATGCCCCCCATTAGATAGGAAAGGCTACCCAAACGCGGAAGGGTAAGAAACGCATTTGGATAGACCTCTCCCATTGGCAGAAAGTGTAACACACCTTAGTGTTGAACTATTCCTTCCCCTTGAATAGCCTTGCTTAGGCGTGTCTTATCTAGTGCCAACACATCTGCGAGAAAGAAACGGCTTCTGCGCTTATGTCTGCCCTGCGGCACTAATGCCTTCCGATATACCAACTGTCGTAAATTATTTTTACTTATACCAAGTAACATTGCTGCTACTTCAGAATCAATAAGTCCATCGCCTTCGTTATTCATGTTAGTCCTTACAGTCGTTACAATAATTGATAGCCCTTATTTCTTTTCTTCCTACTATAAACCATCTGCCGCAGTGATAACATTGAACATCTACGGTTTCAGATTCACCACGCGAAGTCATCTGCAAGTACTTGTTCTTCGCCAAATCTTACTTCGGCCATAGATGAAGGTTCAGGTGCTTTTTTTGGCACTAGACCTACGCTATCTGCATTTATTTCTAATGATTGGCGTTCTTCACCTTCTTTTGTTGTGTAATGACTTACTTTGAAACGACCTGTAACAATTACTTTGTCGCCTTTTTTGAAAGTGTTAGCGGTTCCTGCTGCTTCTTCTTCCCAAACAAAAATACGAAACCAATTTGTGTCTGCATCTTCCCATACACCCATTTTGTTTTTGCGCGTTGTGTTTGCAATACTAAAAGATGTAACAGGTGTTCCGTTACTTGTTTTTCGGAATTCTGCATCTGTTCCTAAATTGCCTGTAACAGTAATGATTGGTTCACCAGCCATCGGACTTCCTTTCTAAGAAGTGATAAGTGCCTTCCTTGGTAAGTGTAACTATACTACCGTCGGAAAGCGTTAGAGGACACTCCGAAGGGTCTTGCCAACTACTTACCATCAAGCCTTTGTCTTGTGAGTGTGTCGGATTGAAGTGAACTGAGTCTGTGTCCATATTGTGGCAAGAATGATGTAACGCTACAAAGTTAGATACTTCATCTTTGCCGCCTCGCGAACGCAGTTTGCGGTGGTGCAAAGCCCAAGATTCAGGTAGTTGCATTCCACATTTTTCGCAGTAGCCTTTACAGCGTGTATAGACAATCTGCCTTATCAAATCTAGTTTATTTGCCAAGTAAGAAACTCTCCTGTAAGCGGATTTCTGCAAGCCACATTGACGCAGATGTAGGTGTTGTTCATACGCACTACGGAACGGTGGAAACAACTTTGGCAAAAGGTATCGGATTGGTAGGCATAAATATCCGCGTCATTGACTTTGACTCTAATGCGGGTGTGCCATTGTTCAACCTCACCGCCTAGTGTTTTAGCAAGGCTTTTTCTTCTTGTTTCAATAGCGTTCCAGTTTGCATCTATCCAATGAATCCGAAACATTACAACGGGGTCGGGTCCTACTCCTACCTTGCGAATATGGTTTGGCACTTTGATTCCAATTTCGGAAGATACAAGTCTTGTAGTAGCGTGAGTCCACTTATGAAAATCAACAATCATACTTAGAGTTCCAATAGGTAATGGATAACGCTGAGCGTGCTTTGGAGTTCTTTCGCGCTCGCTAATATCTTGCTTATAGAATTCCCATATCCGAGGATAGTCGCTAAGGATTTCTTCAAGCAGTTTCATATTATTTGTTCAATGTTTATCCATACGCCTTCGTGTTCGCCGTATGTCTTTGTTGTTTGAATTAGGATAACTTGCGAATCATCTTCATAGGCTACTGCCGTCAAGCCATCTAATACTGCTCGGACTAATTTGTCTAAATCGGGCTTGACATGCGGATAGATTCTATTGGGAGTTGATTTTGGTCGCTTGAATATAAAGTCAGCAGTTACCTTCACCGCACCTGAAATAGGACTGAAACCAGAAAGTTCTGCGTTTCGCGCTATATCTGCACGCCATACCGCTAAATCAAC